TTCTGTGTTATCAAAGTGTAATTGTCTGTTATTTGGATTAAGTGCATCAATAGATGTGCCTGTATTTGAAAGTGCTGCCTCTGCATCATCAAATTTTTCAATACCAGGTTTACCTAAAACTGTCCCTGGTCGCGTAACGCCTGTTACTGGTGCTCCTGATATTTGAGAAGGTGGTCCCTCGATGCCTGTCACTGGTTGAGTCGTTACTCTTGGACCAGCTCCTAAATCTCTTTCACGTATAGCATCAGCTATCGTTTGTCTCATCTCTGCTTCGCCTTGTCTTTTATCCTCTGCAGCTGTAATGCCTAATATATCTGCCTCTGCTTTTTTAGCATCTCCAAGATCTTCTATTCTTTTTATTAAGTCAGTATCAACATCTCCTTTATACTTTCCTGCTTTTGCATCTGCTATTTTTTGCCTAGCCTCTGCTTCCGCATCTTTTCTGGCTTGGGCTACATCTTTTTTACGTTGGTCTTCTGCTTCTTTTCTTACTAATGCTTCTGCTTTTTTCTTGTTTTCAAGGTCAACTTTTGCTGCATCTGCAATCTGCTTGGCTTTGGTAAGCCTGTTTCGTTTTTCTATCTTTGCTTGGTTTATTCTTCTTTGGTAAAACTTACCTCTTGTCTTTCTAAGAAGGCGAGGTATACGGCGTAATTGTGCTTCGTTAGCAGCTATAGTCCTATCAAGATCCTCCATACCTACACCAGCAAGAAAGTCTGAGTATGATTGCGTTGATACTTTAACTGCCTCTTCAGCGGCTTGTGTTTCTTCTGTAGCAGCTACAACATCTTCATTCTCATCTACCGTAGCAACTGCATCGGCAGCAGCGTCAACAATTGCGGTAACATCTATCGTATCCGCTGGGTCTTCCTCTTCAGCCACATCCGTGTCGGCAGTAGTACCAGAAGTTACGTTGAATATAACACCAGCGTTTATCTCACCCTCTGGTCCTGCACCGGGACCACTATAGACTACTCCACCGGGCAACCCGTTAGCACCTGTAGCTGACGCTAACGCTGCGTCTATCGCGGCACCAGATTCTTGGTCTAGGTATTGCTCTGCATAACTCACACCTTTTAACGTACCTGCTAAAGATCCTGCTATATCAATAGAGCCAGCTACAGCTTCAGGTATACCTGCGCTCACCAAGGTGTTTGTTATGTATTGGTTTATCGATCCAGCCACAGCCTTGAATGTTGCAGGAGCATTTTTTACCGCTGCTAATATACCGCCTTGAGATGCAACGTATTTACCTATCATTGGCCCTAACACTGCGACTCCCACAAAAGCCGCAAAATAAGGAGCTACATCTTTAAACCCTTCAAAAAAACTCTTTGACTCTGATATTTTGGGTCTGTGATAAGAACCATATTGACCTATTCCACCCAACTGCGTGTAGTACCCTTGATCGGTATTCATGTGCAGCACGTTTTGTAATCTACCGCCGTCCCGTTGTTCTTGATAATAGGTGGGGGTTAGACCTACATTTAGCTCTAATTTTACCCCATCAGGCGTAGTAACAGACGTAGGTATTTTATTGTCTTCTATATAGGTCTTTATCTTTTTGTTGTGGTCCCGCAACGCTTGTGAATACGCATTAAAGTCTGTGTATATGGGACCGGGGGTTTTTCTGAGGTTAGCAGACCTTATTTTGTCTGCTTCACTTGGACCTGTTACACCTGCGGTGGATCCCATACCCACACTGACTTTTATCGGGTCATACTTGGGCTGCATAGCAGAAAAGGTTTTTAGCTGCGTAAGCTGGTCATTAGATAACGATGTATTGTTGTTACTGTCAGTAACAGCGTTTTGCTCTTGCCAATCTTCTAAACTAATATTGCCGTAAGAAACAAAATTTAAATTAGAGCTTCTAGGGTAATCATCACCCTCACCCTTTGTATATTTGTCAGTAATATTAGATTGTATTTCCTCATATAGAGCATCAAAATCATAATCTTCTAGCTGGGCTTGTATCTGCTCTGCGGTAAGGGCCACTATGTCACCTCTAAGATACTAGCGACAACGTGCAGTCGGTCAGCCGTAGCTGCCGTAACCTTTAATATTTCGGACTCCTGCACCACCAACGGTGCTGTGAGCAGTTCTACCGTAGTGTTAGCACCTATTGCTTTGACCTTAAACAAACTAAACACTGCTGAATCAGCATCGGTGATAGTTACAGTGATTGTATCTGCATTACCTGAGTCTTCTGACACGAGTATAGATTTAACAATAGCAGTGGTGGCTGTTGCACAGGTGTAAAGCGTAGTAGCAGTCGTAGCTGTTAAATCTTTTTTAGCATTGACGTAAGTATTAGCCATCAGCCAAGAAACCAAGCAGCAGCTTGTGCAGTGGGTGATACTGACGCATCACGTATACCTTTATCAAGCTGGTTAAAATAAAGACGCAGTGCATTGTTTATCTGGTTGAACGTGCTCTCATCGTACTCTCTTGGCGGGTCCGGCAGAACAGGTGCTTTAAAATCTATGTCGTAACGTGTTTTATCTACAGGCATTACCTTCTCCCATCAGGCCGCAGTTCTAGTCGCGGTGATCCTAGCTGCCACTTAACTCCAGACTCACTGGACTCTATCTTTAGGGCCAACTGTCTACCTCGCACTCGTAGATCCAGTCTAGATGTAAACGCTTCTATAGGTGCAGTAGCTGTTCTGGTTATAGAGCCTGTGTTTGTACCACCCTCTGAAGCTGGGGAGTTACGTCCTGAACCAGAATTTTGTGCTGCAAACAAGGATAACGTAGCGGTAGGACTTTCTGCCGTAGACCCATCGAAAGTTACGTCTGGGTAGACTTTCTGTATAAACGCAAACTTGTGACCATCATCTAAGTCAAACTGCGCTGAAGTAATAAATGAGCTAATACCTGCATTAGTGCCTGTTTCATTATCGTCTATACCATCTTCATGGTTGACTATGTTGTTGTTATAAGTAGCAGCCAACGGAAAATCCCGTATACCAGAGTCTATCCACGCAGTCCGGCTTATATTGCCGTAGTACCAAATGTTTTGTGCGTAGTTGTATATGACATAACGACTGAGAGTGGTAGACCCAGAGGGGCAATAAAACCACCATATCTCGCTGAACGCTTCGTTAGTGCCTGCAAACACTTGTTCGTACTGCTCTGTGTTAAAATCAGTAAATATGTACCGTTTTACCGTGCAGGGCAGTGTTTGCACCCTACCATCATATCTGTAGAAGCCACCTACACCCATCCAGTAAGCCACACCATTTGCATACGCTACAGCGTTTGTAGAGGCGATAGAGAGGTTTTCTCCAACAGTCTGTGACCCCCATACAGCAGGAGCACCTACGTACTGTAGCGCATACAACGCAGAGTCGGTCCAAACCAGTATTTCCTGTCGGCCTTGTATAGCAGTTATTATCTCAGAGCCTTTAGATAGTCTAAGATCCCCTGCCTGATTAGTAGATGAAGGTGTCCAGTTAAGCGCATTTTCTTGATCTGACCAACGTAGGAGTAACGGATCTAAGTCCGTGCTGCCGAGCACATTAGTACCAAAACAGAATACAAACCGATTATCGGATACTAATAACGTATTTACCTTAACAGGTACATTAGATGCGCCGGTCTCACTAGATAACAACACACCGCGAGTGGTTAGTGCGTCAGTAGCATCCCAAAAGAATAGATTGCCTCCACGAGCAGCAAATATAAGATCTTCACCAAAATTAGATTGGGTCCATAAACGCAGTGCATCAGTAGACGTTACACCTACACTCCATGTTCCAAGACTCCAACCGCCCGCACCCCAACCTACCAAAGCCTCTGCAACCGAAGGACCAGTGTTTATTTGGTATGCAGCAGATACAGATCCGCCGCCTGTGGCTGAAGAGCTTGCGGCCTCGCTTGCCGTTATGGTGTAAGTGTTTCCCGTTAAATATGTTATTTGAAACTCACCGTTAAGAGTAAGCCCGCCCACAGCAGAAGCACCGCTGAATGTTACAAAGTCATTGTTTATATACCCACCAGCGGCATCAGTGACCGTCACAGTGGTAGACCCACTTACTGTAGTAAACGGATCGGTAAGCGATACCGTGGCTCGTAGAGGTGTAATGTCATAATACACCCCACCCTGTTCTATGTAGAATTTTAAATGAGTGCCTATACCTAACAGCTTTTGGCTACCCAGAGTAACCCAAGAGAACAGTGATCTAGCAATACCCAAAAACGAGTTAGTAGATATGCGGTTCCACCCACCTATTTTTTCCGGCATACCCGCACGGAATCTTATCTTGTCACATTCGTACCAGCCGCCTTCGCTTGTGTAGCGAGTATTCTCTCTATCTACCCCCGGCTTAAATACAAACTTCTGTAACGGCATCAGTACACCCAGAGCACAGGAGTTGTTGTGCGTACATCAACGTGGATAAAGTTCTTATCTACCCCTACCCCCGTAAATCCCATCTGAAGAGCCTTTTCAACTAGCAGTCTTCTTTGAGCACCGCCCACTACTTTTATATCAGCAGCAATGCCTTGAGCGTGTTGACCGGGCTTTTCTTTCCTAGCTTCTATACTGTGACTAGGAGATCTGTAACCAGAAGTAACAATAAACGGAAACCCGCACACACTACGTAAACCATCGAGTCGCTCTATAAACTCGGTGGACATCTCGTTCTCACCAGTTTCTTGGCAGTCAAAGTCTTCTAATTTAAAATATTTAAACTGACTCATTT